CTAGATTGCAGCCAGCCGCGGCGCCGGTGCAGCCGTCAGCGGTGCGACCCACTGCGCCAGGTGATCGGCCGATAGGTGGGCGTAGCGCTGCACCATCTCCATCGTCTCCCAGCCGCCCAGCTCCTTCAGCACCTGTAACGGCGTGCCGCGCTGCACATGCCAGCTCGCCCAGGTATGGCGCAGGTCGTGCCAGCGAAACTCCCGGATCCCGCACCGCGCCAGGGCCTTGTGCCAGGCCGCCGTCGAGGTCTGGTAGACCGGCGTGCCGCGGTAGACGAACACGCTATCGACGAAGGCCGGCGCCCGCCTGGCCGCGCGCTGGCGCAGCAGCACCGCGATGGCCGTGTCCGACAGCGGCACCGTGATCGCCTTCTTCGCCTTGGCCTGGTCGGGGTGGATCCAGGCCACGCGCCGCACGATGTCGACCTGCGACCATTGCAGGCCGGTCACGTTGGAGCGGCGCAAACCAGTCTCGAGACTGAATCGCGCCATTTCCGCCAGGTGGTCGGGCAGCTCGGCCAGCAGCCGCTCGGCCTGGTCGAGCGTCAGCCAACGGATCCGCTTTTCCGGCAGCTTGGCGCGCGCCGTGACGGGGGCGCGGTCGATCCATTCCCACTCCACCGCCGCGTTCAGTACCGCCTTGAGCACGCCGACCACGCGCCGCACCGTGCCGATGCTGGCCGTGCGCTCGATCGCGACCGGGCCTTGCTTGGTGCGCACCGTCAGCGGCTCGCGGCGCTTCGCCAGCGCAATCGCGTCGATCCGGTCGCGGTCGATGTCGGCCAGCGCGACGCCGGCCAGGTGCCGGTCGAGCCAGCGCAGGTGCGTTTTCGAGGTTTCGAGGCTGGGCAGGCCCTCGCGCTCGGTCACGTAGCGCACCACCGCATCGTTCCAGGTGTAACGCGGCTTGATGCCGAGCCGCGCCTGGTTCCACAGCTCGACCTTCAGCCGGTCATGGAATTCTTGCGCTTGCTCCTTGTTGCTGGTGCCAGTGCTGCCCTGTACTGGCGCTCCGCCGCCAGGGGGGTACAGCTTGTATTGCCAGTTGGGACTGGTTTTCCGTTTGTAGAGCGACATGATTTCGATTCCTCCGGGTGATCGCCCTGCACAACTCGCGGGATCCATTCTCCGGCGAGGTAGCGCTGCAGGGCAACCGTTGAAAAGATCCAGCACTTGCCGACCTTGCGGCCCGGCAGCTCGCCGGCCTTGGCCTTGAGCCGCACTGTCTCGGGATGCGCGCGCAGGATCGCCGCGGCGCCGGCCAGGTCAACCGTTTGGACTTCCGGCGCGACGGAGGTAGGCGCAGCGCAATTGGGGGATTGGGGGATTGAGGCGAAATTATTCATAACCAATTGATTTAAATGAGTATTTTTCGCCCCTGGTTGCCCCCAAAAAGCCGGGGCACCCCACCTTGATTGGGGGCACAAAAAATAGGCAGCCTGTGCGAATGAGGGCAAAAGCCGCCTGATTGGGGGCAGCGCGTTTGATCGATTCCTTCGCCTTCCTCGTCTTCTTTCTTCTTCTTTTTCAATGAATTAGAGAGAGAGAGAAAAGGGGCGGCGGCCGGCGGCACGAAAATGCGACTAGGGGCAAAATCGCCTTGATTGAGGGCAAATGCGATTGCAATCGGGGCGGTACTCGCTTCAAGAATCAATGACTTACACGCAGAGCCCCCCGTAATCCCCGAGTTTTGTGCGCTGCCCGTGCGTCCGACATACGGAAATCGCTGCGCGCGGCCCCCGGCCTTCCTGGCCTGCGCTGTTCCCCGGCCGTTTCGACTCGCGGGGGGAACGGGGGGAAGCGGGAACGGCGCCGGCGCGGGGACCGTGCGCGCCATTGCCGGCGCGCACGGGAAGGCCGAATTCAGGGCCGCTGCGCGGCCGGTAAATGCGGGGTAAGGGCAGCGGCCGCGCGGCGGCCGCGAGGGCTGGGAGCGCGTCATGCGGCCCCCTGCATCGCATCGGATGCCAGGTCCTCGCGGATCGATACGTGCAGACCGTAGCTTGCGAGCCGGTCAACCGATATCGGCGTGAGGTAACGAACGCGGCGGGTGTAGACGCGCCGTTCGACTTCCTTGTCGCCGACAACGACGCCGGCGTGCTTCAGCTGCGCCTTGAACACGCGGTCCGACTTGACCGGCAGGCCGTTCCACTTGTCGCGCAGCGCGCTGGTGTGCGCCAGATGGTCCATCACATGCCCGGTGTTGATGAGCAGGCAGAACTCGCCATCGACGGTATCGAACGTGAAGGGGTGCTTGTAGTTGCCGCAATCCATTTCCGACATCGCCGTTTCCATGATCCAGACCCAGGGCTCACGGTCGGCGCTCGTTTCGGCCACGTGGGTGTTCATTTCGGCCACCAGGTCGCGCGGGAAGTCGCCTTCGGTCGGGTCCATGCCGGCGAACTCGCAAAGGAGCCGCCAGGCCAGCGCGAGCGCCGCGTAGTTGCCGGCCATCCGCTTGGCGCCGTCGTCCTCGCCGCTCGCGCGGCAGTTGGCCAGCGCCTTGTCGCGCAGCTTGCCGTAGTTGTCGAGCACGCTGCGCTTGTCCAGGCCGGCGAGGAATTCGAGCCACTGGCGAACCGGGAAGCGGGGCAGGTCGTCGGGCAGCAGCGGGCCGCGTTTGCCGGTCAGCGTGGTGCGCACCAGCTTGCCGAGCAAGCTGCGCACGGGCACATCCTCGCCGGCCAGCATCACGGGCGCGCACAACAGGTATTCGGTCATGTCGGTGCCGCGGCGGGTGACGGTGTACTGGTAGTTCTCTTGCAGCAGGCCCACGGCCTTGTCGATCACGTCTTGCCGGCGCGCGGACAGTTCTTCCCAGCCGACCGGGTGGCTCGTGTGGCTAATGCTGGTCAGCAGCCGGAATTCGGTCTGCAGGGACTGGCCGGAAAACATGGTGAAGGCCAGCGAGCGTTCCAGGCGCTTGATCAGCGTCGACTTGCCGGCGCCCTTGTTGGCCTGCACGGTCATGTGCGGCCAGAAGCCCAGCAGCGCCTTCAGGTGGCCGCCGAGCGCCCATACCAAGGGGATGGTGGCCGCGTTCTGCTTGAACGTCGCCTGATAGGCCGTGATCACGCGGCGCGCGTCGCCGATCGGGCCGCTGGGGAAGGTCAGGTTGTGATACGGGCACTGCTTGTCGGCTTCGGTGAAATAGCAGTCGGGGCCTTCGTTGACGATCAGCCGACCATCGCGCCAGGCCAGGCCGACGAAATTGGCGGCCTGGCGCGCGCCGAGGTCGGCGCCGCGCTCCAGGATGTTGACCATGCGCTTAAACGGCGCCGGCGCCCAGATCGGACCGAACTTGCCCCACTGGTCGACGTTGTGCAGCTGGTCGTCGAGCATCACGCGGCGAATCAGCTGCGGGCCGTGCCGCGGCGCCTGCACGGAGACAGCGAAATAGACGGTCGGCGCCTGGTCGTCGTCGCCGGTCATGGTGGCCGTTGCGCTCGCCACGGACACGCGGCTAATGCCGGCGATCCGGAAGCCGCACAGGTCGGTCATGACGGGCGTTTCCACGCCCGATTCCTCGTTGCGGTCCATCTTCGTGATGTAGCTGGTGAAGTCGGGGCGCACGCGGAAGCGCCAATACTGCGCGAAATCGTGCGAGGGCAGGAAGATGCGCGGCCGGCCGCGGCGCGTGGCGTCGCCGGCCAGGCCGGCGATCAACCACGGTTCGAGCTGGTCGAGCGCGCGCCCGAGCTGGTCGGCGCCGCGCACCTGCAGGTAGTCGTTCACGTCGTTGATCGGCTTTGCCTTCGCTTCGCCGTCGCCGAGGTCGGCCAGCCACTCGGCCTGGTCGACCAGCACTGCGCTGATATTCAGGCTCGTCAGGCGTTCGTAGAGCGCCCAGGCAGCTTCAGGGCCAGGCCGGTGGCCGGCGCGCGGGTGGCCGTCGCCGAACGGTTCATCGTTGTCCAGGCAGATGACGACCTGGCGGCCACGGAGAAACGTGAAATCGATGTCGCCGACGTTCGCCAAGCCGCGCAGCGCGAGCGCGGCGGCGCCGGGCAGCGCGCAGCTGTCGATCGACAGGGCATTGATCGCGCTTTCGACGACGTAGACGCGCTTGGCCTTGGCGAGCCGGCGCGGATCGGCCGTCCAGCCGAAGCCGGCTTTGTCGCCCTGCGTCTGCGTCTTGACGCCGCCATTGATGGCGGGATCGAGGTAGCGCATGTCGACGGCTACCACGCGGCCATCGTGCGGCGAGCGCACCACGAACGCGGCGGCCGGCCCGGCATGGCCGACTTCGCCGGCGGCCACCTTCGAACTCGTCCAGGTGTTGAAGCCGAGCGAGCGCGCGGCGATCGCCGCATCGATCGCCGCCGCCGAAATGCCCCGGCCGGCGAGATAGGCGCGGGCGCCTTCGCGCTCGGCCAGGCACTTGTCGGCGATGTAATCGATCATCGATTTCTCGCGGCGCTCGCCGGCAGCGGCCGGCGCCGTGGTGGGGATGCCGTAGGCGTCGTGGAGGTAGCGCACGGCATCGGCGACGGATCCGCCGCGGGCGTACATGACGAGATCCACGCAGGATCCGCCCGTGTCGGCGCTGTGGTCGCGCCAGCCGGTACCGTGCTTCGGGTGGTTGACGAAGATGGACAGCGACGGGCTCTTGTCCTCGTGCTGCGGCGAGTGGTAGAGCGCACGATCGCCGCCGCGGCCGCGCTTCATGCCGAGGCGGTCGGCCAGGTCGTGCAGGTCGATGCGCTGTTTCAGTTCGTCGATCGAGGCCATCTTATTGCTGGTGCTCCGGTGTTGCTTGGGTCGGGTTGCCGGTGGTGGCCGGGGAAAGGACAAGGGCGTGCAGCGCTTCGGCCGACTCGGGGAAGGCCAGCGCCAGGCGGTCGCCGAGCGCGGCCACAAACAGGCCCAGGGTGCATTGACGGGCGACGCTGCCCGGCGGATTGTTGAACGGCAGTACGTCGGCCGCGGCGGCAATCGCCGCGCGCAGCAGCGCGTCGTGCGGGGCGGTGTGGATGACACGTTTCATGCGCGTTTCTCCTAGGCGGTGGTCAGGCGGTTGTGTTGCAACTGAGAGGCAGTGAGCTGCATGCGGGCGCGAATCGCGACGGCCTGGTTGAGCATGTCCTGCAGCCGGTCGCGGTTGCGCTCGCAGTTCCTGGTGGCGTGCTTGATGGCTGCGGACGGCGAGGCGCCGGCGCCGGCCATCATTCCCGACGCCAGGTGGGTGACGACCCACTTTTCGTAGTGCCCGTCAGGCAGCAGCGGCTCGGCATGGATGCCGAACGCGGCGCCGACCAGGTTCGGGATATCGACAGGCTCGCCGCTCACGGTGCGCAGGCCGGTATCGCGCAGCAGTTCGTAGCGGATGGCGGTGGTATTCGTCATGGCGATCACGCGCGCGGCGGCACCGACCAGGCCAGTGCAGCGATCAGCGCGACGAGAAGCACGACAGCGAGCGGAAACGCGGCGGTACGGACGTAGCGGGCATCGAGCTGGCGCAGCACGCTCGATGCAAGCGAGGCGATACCGGCGGTAGAGAAAGCGAGCATGAGCAGCACGCCGATGGCGAAAACATAGGGCTTCATGGGTGGTTCCTTGTGGTGCGCCGGCGAGCGGCGCGAGGGGGTTACTGGTCGATGTCGTTGGCAGCGTGGCGCTTGGCATCGAACGCGCGGTGCTGGCGCGCTTGCTCGCGCTGCTGGAGCGCCCGTGCCGCGGACTCGACGGCCAGGCGCACCGCGCGATGACGCATCGAGGCGTCAAAGTCGCCGACCATGCGCATGCGGTGCCAGGCCGCGCGCAGCTCGATGTCCGAGAGGGGCGCGCGCATGGTCAGTGGTACAGGGCCGGCTTGAGGACGGGCCTGTCGTTCTCGCAATCCCAGCGGCCCGTCAACGTGTAGCCGAGCTTGCGGGCGATTTCGACGAACGCCACCAGCTCGATATCGGCGAGGCAGAGCGTCGCCAAGTAGTCGATGCGCTGCTGCAGCGACAGCGAGGAAACATCGAACGGCGTGACGACAGGGGCAGACAGTGCGGTGGCCATGCATTTCTCCTTTTTTCAGGTAAAAAAAGCCCCTCGCGCCTGGAAAGGCACGATGCGAGGGGTGCAACGGGGAACGGGTTTAGGTGCGGCTAGACAGGCAGTTCAAGCTGTTCGGCCAGCCGGTCGCGCACGTGAGGCGACAGCGGCAGTTGAAGCGACAGGTTGGGCGTCGCGGAGGGCGAGAGGGTGCGGGCGAACTCCATGTTCACGACGTAGGTATGGCCACACTCGACGTTGTTGCATTGGTAGGTGACTTCGCGAAATGTCGCGGTCATTTCGCGGCTACTGCGGGCCGTGGCGCGTGTGCGGCAGTGAGGGCAACGATTCAGGATGCGCATTTCCGATTACTCCGGATCAGGTACAGGGCGCGGCCGCGGCCGTTGGTTTGCTTCGAAATACTGCGAATGCGTCTCTTGACCAGCCACTCGGCCGCCGCGTCGATCGACGGCAGGCCATGCAGTTGCCGGACGGCTTCCAACACCTCGCGTTCGTTGTCCGACAGTGCAATTTCGGTGCTGGTTTCGGGCATCAGTGGAGCTACTCATAGTTGGCGGTAGAGCGCCTTCGTTCAGGCGCCGGCGCGGTCCAAAATTGCGGTGTTCTGTTCGCCCAGGACCGCGGCGGCTTCGCGCATCAGGATCGCGCGGATCAGCACGGCGACCTGCTCGCCCTGGTAGTTCGCCAGCGCGGTGATCAGGGCTTGTTCGTAGTCGTCGAGCCGAACGGTGTGCTTGTGGTTGCGAACGCGCTTGGGATCGGGATACATGCGGGCTCCTCACTTGCTGCCGGTACGGGCGCGGGGGGCGTCGCTCATGCGCAGCTGGGCGAGGCCTAGCAGCATCAAGTCGCGCGCCATGCTGGACATCGAGCGGTGGCGGTCTTCCGCGAAGCGTTCGACTTCGCTGCGTTCGGCGGGTGTCAGACGGACATACAGCGGCTTGTCCGACAGCGTGCCGCGCTTCGATCGGCGCGGTCCTTTCGCGGTGGCGGTGGTCATGGTCTGTATACTTAGCTTACTTAGCCTTGCGTTACGGTAAGGACAGTGTAATGCCCACAAAAGTACACGTCAACATATATACGGGTTGAAATGAGGACAATCGGAACACGTCTCCGCGAGGAAAGATTGCGGATAGGTTTGAGCCAGGACGAGTTCGCCGCTGTTGGCGGGCTTGGCCGGAAGTCGCTCAGCCTCTACGAGACAGACGTTCGCGCACCCGACACGAGCTATCTGTTGGCCTTGCGCGACATTGGAGTTGATGCCGTCTACGTGTTGACTGGTGAGCGGATGGCGCCAGGCGTCGCAGGCGCCGAGGCTCAAGAACTGAGCGAAGATGAACTAGAGGTTCTGGCGGGATATCGACAGCTGAACGATGCCGGCAAGGCAGCTCTTTCCGCTTTCCTCGCGAGCTGCATCAACAGCGGTACGACGCTAACCGGGGGCCATTCGACTCGCGTAAAGCGTCTCGTCGAAAACCGGCGTGCCGCGCTGGACGAACGCACGGCCGAAAACGTTGAGCGAGCTGTCGCGGAAATTGAACGGGTGCGCGCCGAGCGCGTGGCTCGGAAGAAAAAGTAGCCTGGGTTGGAAATCAATGCCGAATATTGGAGAGCGCTTGCGTGACGAGCGGCTGCGGCTGGGCCTGAACCAGGAGGAGTTTGCGGCAGTCGGTGGGGTCGGGCGACGTACTCAAGCCAGTTATGAAGCAGGCGAGCGCGTGCCGGACGCGAACTACCTACTGGCCGTGGGCGGCCTGGGCGTCGATATCTACTTTGTCCTCCGAGGCGAGCAGCGCACGCTTGCGGACGGAGAGGGACGAACCGGCGAGGCTCAGCTGGTTGCACTCTATCGTCAGCTCAACCAGGCTGGGCGGGACGCGTTGCTGGCTTTCGCGGCGGGGAGCGTGGCAGCACTGTCGCCGAGCACGGAGCCCGCACCTTTAAGGGCAAAACGCCTGGTCGAGAACCGGCGCGCCGCGCTCGATCAGCGCACGGCCGAGGACGTGGATCGAGCGGTAGCGGAAGTCGCGCGGGCGCGCGCCGAGCGCGCCGCTAGGAAGAAGCAATAGACCGGCGGTATCTCGTTTTCCGGACCCAACACCCGTCACAATTACAGTAGAACACTGTATGTCCATACAGTAGTATTACGGGGGGGGCGCCGCTCATTCCGAAGCACATCTGCTGCCGAGCGGCCCAACTGTTACGCGTCCGGTGGAGATCAAGAAGAATGCACAGCAACACGAATCCCTTTGACAGCACGACCAGCACGGCGGCCGCCGAGCGCCTGCGCGAGCTGCGCGCCATGGCGATCAAAGCGTCGACGCGGCGCGCGCCGTTGCTTGACGATGAGGAAAGGGCAGAAGCGACAGCGGCGGTCGATGCCGCGATCGATTCGATGAGCGTGGTGCTGGAGGCAGCGCTGGCCGCCATGGCGGACTTGCGGCGCGTGCGAACCGTACTCGAGCTGGGCGACCTGGTGGCCGAGGCGCCGGCCGGCCGGAGCTGAAGGGCGCCGCCGGCGGCGCATCTGGTCAGCGCTTCCTGAAGTGGCTGCGGTGGCGGTCGGTGGTTGGGTCGTCGCGCATTTCTAGATCCAGGTCCGTGACTAGGCCGCTATCGTCCAGGGTGTGGGTAGCCCGCTTGACGATCCAGGCCGCCTCGTCGATTTCCGGCTTCAGTCCGGCGACAGTCACGGGCATTTCAGGGAACACTTCCGGCCGGCCCCAGGCGAGCGAATAGCTAAGGGTCTGCTGGCTGCGCTGCGTGCGGTTGTATTCCGCCTGCGCGGCCGCCATCGCTTCTTCCTTCGTCGCATAGTCTTCCGGCAGCACTTTCACGTTGTGATTGTTCTCGCCGCCGACGATGACCGACTTTCGCCGGCCGTGGCCGTTGCTGTGATAGTGCGCGCGCACGGCGTTGTAGTTCTCGCGCTCCGACACATGGTAGCGGTGGCTGTCTCCGTCCTTTCGCACGATCGCCAGCTCGTCGAGCGGCTTCCCGCTCGCGGTCTTGCCTGTCCCGATCGGCATGAACAGCAGCCGCTTGTCCTTCACGTTCATCACTGCGTCGTACCGTTTCGCGAGGCGCGTCAGGAACGACATGTCCGACTCCTGCGTCTGGTCGATGTGCGCGATTGCGATCTTCGCGAGCGTGTCGCCGATCGCCGGCGCCAACGAGTAACGCGCCGCGATGCTCTTGACGATCGCGCCGATGGTCTGCTTGTGCCAGCTCTTTTCCCGACGTTCCTGCATGCCGTCGCGCATGGCCGCCGAGCGCGCACGCACGGTGATCGTGTCCGGCGCGCCGGCGTACTCGAATTCGTTGATGATGAAGGTGCCTTTGTCGATCAGCGTCGATCCGGCCCAGCCGATCGACACCTTGATTTCCTGGCCGCGCTTGGGCAGCGCGATGTCGCCGCGGGCATCGTCCAGCACGATGTCGACGGTATCGGCTTCCTCCGAGCGTGATTCGGTAACCGTGAGCGACTGGAGCCGGGGCGCGAAGCGCTTGGAGATATCGCGGCCGGCGATCGTGATCCGGTAATCGGGTTCGCGCTCGACACGCGCCATGCGCCGGCGTTCATCAGGGGTGCGGCTGTTGGAATTCGCCGGCATCACGCCTCCTGGTCGTCGGTATCGTCGTCGTCGGGATCGTCATACGGCGCGTCCGGCGTTTGCCGTAGCACCTCATCGTCGACGCGCTCGATGGTGAGCGTGAAGTCGATGCGACGTGGGATCCCTTCTGCCGTGTGGTAGCACTGCCGCTCCTCAAGTCCGGTTATCACGTAGGCGCCATACGCGTGGCCTGCGCCGTCGACGAGCACGTAAGCATCACCGTGATCGGCCATCGCGGCCAGGGCGTCGATCGATGCGGCATCGCCGATCACGCCAGGCGCAACCATGCCCGTCAACGTGATTGTGTCCTCACCTTCGCCGGCGAACTGGCGCGAATCCCTGGCGCCGACTCGCGACTTCCGGGCGTGCTTCCAGTCTCGGCGCCGCAACAGCTCGTGGAAGGGCGCCGAGGTGAGGCTGAAAACGAACTGGTCGAGTGACATGAGCATGAGCGGTTCCTGTTCAATCCGAAAGACGTGCGCTCGTGCGAGCGCGCTGCGCACGGTCGCGCTTGTCCAGCTCGGCGGCCACGGCGCGCGCAATCGCCTGCGGATCCGCGCCGGCGGCCGGGTAGATGTTGATGACGGGCGCGGCGGCCTGCGTGGCGCCGCCGGTGGCCGCGGTGGCGCCCGCCGAGCCAGCGGCCAGTGGGGGCCGGTTGTCGATAGGCGCGGTCGGGCTCACGATGGCCGCGGCTGGCGCGGCAAGCGTCGCTGCGGTCGTGAGCATGGGCGAGCCGAACGAGGTAACAGCCGCCGCCGCGAGGCCAGCAGCGGCCCTTGCGACGCGCTTTTGGCCGCCGTCCATACCCACGGCAGCGCCGTCGCTCACGAAGCCGCCGAGCGAGGCGAAAACGCGGCTTGGGCTATGGATGCCGAGCTTTTCCTTGAACCATGCGATGGTGGAGTCGGCCAGGCTCGAAATCGCGTCCTTGACGTTGCTGAATCCGCTCTTGATCCCGTTGACCAGGCCGTTTGTGAGGTCGGCGCCGAACTGGATGAAGCGATCCGCCGCATTCCCGATATCGACGATGATCGAGGCCAGCCATAGGCCGAAGCCCTTGCCAGCGTCCGTGGCTTTCGTGAGGCTGGCCGCGGTGGTATCGACGGGACCGAACAGCTTGGACAGCCAATCCCAGGCCGCCCGCACGCCGTCGACGACCCAATCGAATACCGGCTTCAGCGGTTCCAGCATGCGCTTGAGGCCGCCGAATGCGCGTTCGAATGCGGGCGCCAGCGGCGCCAGGCCCTCGCGCAAGCCGGACCAGAAGCCGCGGAAAAACGCTTTGATCGGCTCCCAATATCTCAGGATGACGAGCGCACCGGCCGCCAGCAAGGCAATGAACCCGCCGACCGGCGTTAGCACCGCGGCGCCGATCCACAGCAGCGCCTGGCCGACGAACAGCAGCGCCCGGCCGATTCCACCAATCGACCTAAGGGCGCCGCCGCGCAGGAAGGCGCCGAGCGCCACCACGCCGTCGCGCAGCATGCCGCCGATGCCGCGGCTTCCGGCGTATCGACGGCCTCGCGACCAGGCGCCGGCGACGGCACCGCGCGCGGCGGCTGTCTGCGCGGCCACGGCCAGCCAAACCTGGCGGGTGTAGCGCCGAGCTGCGACCAGGCCATTTCGCAGCGACGTAACCGACGTTTTTCCCCAATCCTTGAGCGTGTCGATAGCCGCCCTTCCAGCCTTGGGAATCGCCGTGCCGAGCTGGCGCACGAAGCTGCGCAGCCTGCGCGACGTCTCGGTCGGGCTCGACGCCTTGAACGCCGCGGCCAGCAGCTCGCCGGTTTTGGTGCCGGCGCGGCCGAGCCCGCGGAACGCGCCGGCCCCGGCGCCCAGCGAGCGACGCAGCACGGAGCCTTCAATGCCGAGCGTCACCATGCCGAACCGAAGCAGGGCGAGCGGGCCGAGAATCCCCGCCAGCACGATGGTGAGAGTGCCGCCGACGACGAGCAGCGCGCCGAACGCGGCGACCACCGACAAGATGATTTTTGCGGCCTCGGGATGCGCCTTGACGGCTTCGGTAAGCTTGGAAAGGACCGACGAGGCGAGGTCGAGCCCCTTCATGTAGAGCGGCAGGACGGCCTGGCCGACTTCCCGCATGAGGTCGCGCAGCTGGGCGTGCGCGGCCAGCTCCTTGCCCTGCGGCGTCGTTCGCGCGAGTGTTTCGCTGTCGTCGATTCCATATGCGCCGCGGTTCAGATTCTCGCTCTTGCGAATCTGCTTCAACTGCATGGCGATCGTGGTGTAGAGGTTTGCACCGGTGCGATTCGTGATCATTCCGCCGATCACGTTGTTGATGTCCTTCTGCTTCGTCACCCCGTGCAAAGCCAACTGCGGCAGCAGCACTTTCTCGACGAAATCGACCGGCGAGCTAGTGATCATGTCGCCACCCTTCAGACCGCCGGGAAGGATCTCCTTCACGTTCCCCACTTTGTCGTACTTCACCTTGCTGGGATCGAGCAGCCCGTATTTCACCAGCATGCTCTTGGCGCGGTTCGTCGTCTTGCCCTGGACGAGATTCTGGTAGGCCGACATCAAGCCTGTGCCGACTGCGTGGCCGCCCATTTCCTGAATCAACGGCTCCATCTGGTAGTAGAAGGCGTCGGGCCTCAACTGCTTCGCCGCAACCCCGCCCGTCTGGATGAAGTTGCGCCACTCGTCGCCACCGACGCGGCCGCCAGTGGCCGACAGCACCTGTTGCACCATGTTGGCCTCCTTGTTGAACGCCCCCTCGCTTGTCGTGCCGCCGCGCAGCTCGATCACCTTCAGCATGTTCATGAACTTTTCTTCGTTCTGGTGGCCTTGCTCGGCGCCGAATATCGCCTCATTCGCGAATTTCATTTTCGCCAGCGTCGGCATCACCATCTGCGCATGATGTTCGTCCGCGAAGATGGAGAGTGCATCACGCATCAGCGTCATGTTTTCGGTGGTGCTCACGCCCATCGTATGCATGGCGCGCACGTAAGTCTCGGCGTCACGCGTCGCAGCATCGCCCAAGCCGAGCCCCGTGATCCGCGCGCGCTCGTTTGCCATCTTCTTTTCTTCGTCGAGCGCGTCGCCGAAACCGTGGAAGACGCGCGTGCCGGTCGCTCGCGCGGCGTAGCCGCCCACGGCCATGCCGCCGGCGACGGCCTGCATTCCCTGCATGCTCTTGCGCGCTTCCGCGAGCCGCTTTTCACGCTCGCCGAGCGCTTCGAGCTGGCGCACCTGAGCTTTCATCGCTTCGGTTGATGATGTGATCGAACTGCGCAACGTGCGTTCGTGGTCCGACAGCTTGCGCGTGTCGATGCCCGCCTTCGCGAGCTTGGCGCGCATCTCCTCGACAGCCTTCGATTCCCGCTTGTGCTCAGCGCCGAGCTGCGCGACAGCTTGGCGAGCGCGCGCCAGCTCGGTGACCATTTCGCGAGAGGGCGGGCCGGACGCATGCAGAGCCTTTGCCAGCTCGCGAGACTGCGCGCGCGCACCCGCAAGCCGTTTCGCGGTTTCGTCGAGGCCCGATCGCAGCTCGCGAAACTTGCCGACGGCCTGCTGTTTCTTGCTCAGCTCGGCCAGCTCGCCGCGCGTTCGCTTCAGGTCTGATTGCGCATCCTTGAGCGACTGCGACAAGCCCTTGTTGCCGTTGAGGATGTTCCTAAGCGGCTTGGTGTACTTGTCGATCATGTCGAACATGACGCGCAGCTTCAGCTCGTTACTCATGTGTCCTCGGTTCCACTTCGAATTCGCGCGCGCTCGCGCCAGTCCATCAGCTCAGAGAGAGTGAAGCCGTCCATATCGCGCGGCGACCAATGGAACACCGTCGCGATATCGGCCATGGCGTCTTCTACTCGGTCTGGAATTCCATGCTCGCTTTCACGGCCTTCGGCATCAAAAAACCGGCGAACAGGCCCCCCAGCGTAACCAGATCGGCCGGGTCCATCAGCCGGATGTCGGACGGGTGGAGAGTGGGCGTGGTGATGCGCGGCAGCACCTTGCACAGCGCGTCGACATCGAGATTGACCAGGGCGGCCAGCGAGGTGCCGCGCAGTGCGCCGGTATCGGGCTTGCTCAGCGTCACCTTGGTGATGGTCTGCCCGTCGCGCTCGATCGGCGTATCGAGGGTGTGCGTGTTCGGCGAGTCGGTTGCGGTGGTGGTGGTGGTCGAGTCGATTTGGTGGTTCGTCATGGTGGTGTACCTGGTGATGATGAGGGAGTGCCGGCGCCAGGCGCCGACAGTTGGTTACAGGCCGATCGCGTTGCGCAGGCCGGCCGCAAGGTCCGTGCCGTTGACGATCTCGATCATGTTGATGAAGTCGATTTCGATCAGCACGCTGCCGTTGATCGTCAGCTTGTAGTAGCTCGCGGCCGTCGTGACTTTGAAGGAGGTGTTGTCCTTCACCTTCGCCTTGCCCATGTCGATTTCCTCGTGCCGGCCGCGCACGATCACTTCGACCGAATCGTATTTCTTGCTGTCCTCGGCCTGGTAGGCGCCGGCGAAGCGCAGCTGCACGCCGTCATGGGTGAGGACTCCCCAATCGGACAGCACCTCGGTCATGAGGCCGCCGCACGTCCACTCGAGCTGGATCTCGTCCTGGCCCATGTCGATCTTCACGGGGCCGCTCATACCGCCGCCTTGCCAGCCTTCCATCTTGCGCTTGAGCTTCGGCAGCTCGATTTCGTCGACATCGCCGGCGTAGCTGTTGCCGTTGTAGAACAGCATGAAGTTCTTCAGTTTGCGGGGCATGCCCATCGTCTTGTCCTCCTGGTTATGCGGTCACGCGATCGGCGAACGTCGCGAGGTAGCGGTCGGTGATGTACTGGCGCAGCATCAGGTTTTCGAGCGGCGGCACCGGCGTGTAGTCGTAGTCGAGGTACATCTGGCCGGCCGACAGAACGTCGTTGGTGTTCGGCTCCGGGTCGTACCAGGAATGGCCGCCGATCAGGTAGCCATTCGAAACCTGGCGGCGGAACCAGCTGTTGATGTTCTCGATGATGTCGCGCGCGAGCGAAGGGTTGAGGGCACCGTCGACGTTCCCCATCTGCGCCTCGGCGATCGAATCGGCGATGACCTGCGCGCTGCGCGTGTAGTTCTCGAACACGAATTTCGAATCAGCCGCGCAGGTGCGCGATCCCCAGAAGCGGAACCCGTTGTAGTTGACCAGCGTCGTCACCTCGTGTTCGTTGAGGTAGCCGGCGTCCGTCGCCGGGTCTTGCAGATCCCACGACACGTCGGCCGAAATGCCGGTCACCCCGTTGATGACGACGTTCGAAATCGTCTTGTGCCACCCGATGTCGTTGTCGATCTTGGCGCGCAGGCCGGCCGCAATCGCCGGCGCCGGAATGATGGCGGTGGCGTTCGTCGTGTCATCCCAGCCGATGAAATCCGGCCAGATCACCATGATTTCGCGTTGACCGAACTGCTTGCGGTAGGCCGTGGCTTCCTCCTTGGTCTTGCAGCCGTTCGCCGACACGTAGGCGAACGCACGCAGCGATTGCGCGATCGGCGCGAGAGCAGCGGCCACGGCGGCCGTATCGAGGCCAGGCGCGGCCAGGATGCGCGGCTTCACGCCCAACTTTGCCTGGGCGGTCAGCAGGGCCTTGGCGCCCGTGTATTTGCCGTCCGCCGTGACGGTGCCGATCACGTTCGAGGTGGTTTCGGCTTCATCCTTGCCATCGGGCACGCGCACGACGACCGTAACCGGCTTCGTCTGCTTGCCGATGGCGTCGAGCGTCTTGCGCAGCGTGCCTTTCGTGCCTGCCTGGCCGAGCGCGGAAATCACGTTGGTGATCAGCACCGGCGTGTTGAGCGGGAACGCGGTATCGCTCGCGTCCGACGCGGTGCAGACAATGCCGAGCACGGCGGTGGACACGGTTCGGATCGGCGGCCCGCCGTTGGTAACTTCGATGACGCGAACGCCGTGGTGGTAGTCCTGGGGCATGGTGGTAGCTCCGTTGAGGGTGGTGTTGCGGTGATGGGTTACGCGCTCTTGGTCGGTGCCTCGGGCGGTGTCACGTCTTGCGGCGCCACTTCGGCCACGGGCGCGACATACGGCGCTGGCGTTTTCGGCCAGGTGATGGTGGCGGAAGCGTCCGTGCTGTTCATGGCGGCCACTAGTGCCATCTGGTAAGCGGACCAGGCTTTGAAGTAATAGATGCCTTCGTCGTCGAGCAGGCCGGCGGCGTAGGCGTCGGCCTTTCCGTCGTTCGCCTTCTTCGCATTTGCCATGAGCTGGTCGAACGTCTGCTGCCGCGCTGCCCGCTTCTCGGCTTCAATGACGGAATCGGGTACAACCCACGCGCCGTCGACCCACGCATGCCGCGGGGACGGGCGCGGGATGTCCGTCAAGCCCAGCTCGTCGGGCGTCTTGCCTGCGACGGCGATTTCGACCGGTTCGCCGGTGTCGGTGCGATAGCAGCGGCGGCCGCGATAGTCGGGAAGGAGAAACCAGGCGCCATCGCGGTAGAACGGCCAGCTCGTTGCCGCGCGCGGCGGCGGTGCGTCGAGCGTTGCGTTCGATGGGATCAGCCAGCGATCGTTGTTGAGCGGGTCGGCGTCCGGCTGGCCGCTGGACAGGTATTCGCCGGTGGACGGGTTGTAGTGGTGAACGAGCATGGCGTAGAGGAACGAGGGTTAGTAGGCGCGGATCAGCGCGAGCAGCGCGATGTTGCGCGGACGCGCTTCGTCGCCGCCGCTGGCCTGGACAGTGATCGCGTGGGCGTGGTCGCCGGCCGGATAGGTGCCGATGCCGTGCGCGTGATCGCCAGTCGGAAGAATGGCGATATTGGCGTTTGATAAATCGGTCACCAGCTGGTTGACGCGCCCGTTGTACGGCCCGTAGCCGGCGCCGATGCCAGTCCCGCTCACCTGTACCGCGCCCGTCCCGATGCCGTGGCCGTGGGGATCTTGCGCGATAGCGTGGTTGTGCGAGCCAGATGCGTCACTCCATGCGCTGTGCGCGTGTGATCCGGCAGTGGCGGACGATGCGTCGTGCGAGTGCTTGGCGTTCTGGCTGAGCTGCAACGATCCCGCCACGCGGCCGGTATCCAGGCCGCGGCCATCGTCAAAGCAACGCAGAAACTCGCCGCGCAACTCAGGGATGCGGAAATTTGTGCCTGTGGTGCCGGTCGAAAAGCAACCCGATTGCCCGGCCCACCATGCGGCATCCGAAATCAGGGCGCCGCTCGCTTGAGCGTAGGCCCACAGCGCCGGATAGTCGGCCCGCTCAAGAAGCGAACCGTTCGCCTTGAGAAACCCGGCCCGCGTCGTGGTGCGCGGCTCGAACACGATTTGGCCGATCGACGACGACGACAGCGCGGACAGCACCCATTCGGTGGTGGCAAATCGCGTCGAGCGGTCGCCGGCGGCCGGCGTTGGCCCGAATACGTTGCTCGTGAACCGGGTGCCGTCAGGTGCGAATCCGACGATCGGCTGGCTGTTGCAGGTGACACCAAACTGACCGTCTGCTACGTGATACAGGCCGGTGTCAGGCGCACCGTCATTCTCGAACGTGAGCGAGGGCGCACCGGGGCTACCTTCGCTGAGTACCAGTCGTGCGCCAGGCGAAAAATGCACGTCGCTCGCCATCCAGCCCCCGGCGTTTCGGTCGAGGGGGGTGAGGTTGCCGGCATGCCACACAGGCTGGTTGTCGACGCGCAGGGAGTGATCGCCGAAAACATATTGAACCGAACCGGCCGCCCCGTACCACCAACCGCAAGAGTCGGCAGTCGAATACAGATAACCGTCGTTGCGCGGACCAAGCCAAATGACGCCTTGGTCACGTCCACGGCCGATGCTCGCCGAGGTCGTGATGCTCAGGGCGCCGCCCACAGAAGCGCCGTGCCCGTTGTAATCGATCGTGACGTAGCCAGAATCGAGATCCCACGCGAAGGGGCGGTAATCGTTGAAGCTGCCGAGCGGGTCGCCCTTCTTGGTCGATAGCAGGTACATGTGCGACCCGTCGTTGCGCAGGAACGCGCCATAGCCGCCATTGGTCGCGCGGAAGCTTCCGCCGCCGTCGTCGAGTCCAGTTGATTGCACGCCACGCGCGAACGCACTGGTGCCGTTCGCGATGATCGAGCCGGTGACGGACGCAGCGCCGGCGACTTGCAGCACGGCCGCCGACGCGTCAGGGGTATCGGTCCCGATCAGCAGCTTGCCGTCGCCCTTCAGGCGAAGCCTTTCCTTACCTCCGGTGCTCAACGTGATGGCGCCGCCACCGATCGACTCGCTGCCATAGAACCCGACGTTCGGGCCGTTCGTCCCGTTGCTGATTCCGACCAGGCCGGACGCCTTGCTGCTTTGGTCGCCGATGCCATAGTTGTTCGCGCGAATGCTACCGCCGACCTGTAGGGCGGTGCCGCCGTCGTCCTGCGTGGCGCCGATCACGGCGCGGCCGCCAGCGGCGAGGCGCAAAACGCGGTCCATGTTCGCGTCATCCCTCGCATCGTTCGGGACGCGGTTGAGGTGGAAGTCGAGGTACTCGCTTCCCCAGACACCACCATTGAATCCGGCGCGCACGGACGCGACGACGCGAGGCGAGGTGTCGTTGTACTTCGGATCGCCGAAGGCAGCAGAGAAGCGAACCTTCGATTCGGCGCCCAGCTTGCCAACGGCCGGCGACACGACAACCTGCGCGTTGTTCGTATCGACGGAAGCCTGTACGGCAATGGGGCCGCTAAAGATGCCGCCGGATATCGGCATGTATCGCTTGGCCGCGCCAAGAGGCGTTACGGCGCGCGTGGCGTCGGCGCCGGCGGCCACTTCGTCGACGGTTGCCAGCTCCACCACGCCCTGGCGCTCGGTCGTAGCAGGCGGATTAAGAAAGGTGGTCGGCCCGAACTCGAGCTGGGCTGCGTCGATGGTGGCAAACACGGCATCGGCCGCGAGCAACAGGATGGCGGCCGGCGATTTCTCCATGATCGGCGCGTCCTGGACGTAGACGCCGAACAGCACGCCGCTGTCGAGATAGAGCCCGAATCCGTAGAGCGCGTACTGGTCGTCCGTGTCGTCCTGGAGCACAACGTGGATAGTGTCCGCCGCGACGTTCTCGCCGCCGAACGTGGTGATGCGTTTGCGCTCGTTGGGCATCGCCAGCATTGCGCGATCGAACGCAAAGGCGGCCGTCGCCAACCCGATGCTCACGACGCGGTGCGCCACCGTGCCGGTGTTGCCGGGGGCGACGAGCGCCGCCCTGCCGGCATCCGTAATCTGGATGAGATTTCCTGCCATGGTCATTTATCCGTGAGGTTCAGGCGGCGATAGAGCGCGGCGCGCGCGCCGGCGCCAATGCGTTGCCGGGCGCTCGCGCTGAATCCTTGCGTGAGCGTGTAGTGGGCCGTGCCCCGCTTGGCTCGGTCGACTTCCGCGATGATGTCGGCGACGTAGGCGGCAGTGGCGGGCACGCCGTCGCGGTCGCCGACCGTCAGCAGGATTTCGAACGTGCCGGGCCTTCCCTTGGGTGTCAGCTCGAACCATTCGCGCAGCACAACGTTCGCGCCGAACGACGCGCAAACCTGCCTCACGGCTTCCGCGGTGCCCTTCATGCGCGCGATACGAATCGCTGCCTTCACGCGAGCGCGCTTGATTTGCTCGGGCCAGTAGTCCTTCCAGGTCTCGACGCCCATATGCCAGGCGAGCCAGGGCAGGACGGCGAGCGGAACGCGATCGGGGTCCATGAGCGTGTCGAGCGTGACTGGAACCGCGGTGGCCGGTGCGCTTGCTTCGGCAATCCGGCGCTCCAACACGGTGGCGCTAGGAGGCAGCAGGCTATTCATCGGCCACGCCCCCGTCGACCAGCTCGATACCGGTGCAGAACGGCGCCTGTGCTCCCGTGATCGGGACGCCGCCGGCCGGCGAATCCATCAGCACCTTTTGCACGCCTGGCACACGCATCGCGGCGAACAGGCCGTCGACGGTCACCTCCATGCCGATGCGGTGCATGTCGTTCGCGAACTGCGCGGTGCGCTTCTTCGCTTCCGCGAGCGCGACCGACCGGTCGGGGCCAGAGAAGAAGCGCAGCGTTGCCCGGATCGTGTAAGGCACGACTTCCGCCGATTGCACGATCACTTCGTCGGACAGAGGGCGCTTGCCTTCGAGGGCGGCCCGCACGGTGGCGAGCAGCGTGGCATCGGCGGTGCCGTCGCCGTCGCGCGACAGAACCGACACAACCATCACGCAGGGCTCGGGGCTTTTCGCCGAGGCCGATAGAACGCGGCCATCTGCTGAGCGCGCGTGAAATTCGTAGGCTTCCTCCGGGCCGGCGACGGAGAAGCCACGCGGCGCCAGCTGCACGCGCTCGCGCAGGCTGTCGTCGTCTTCATATACCGCCGCGATGTTGTTTTCCGGGTCAGCGGCCGAGATCAGCAGGCGGTCAACGTCGAACAGGGCGGCGATGTGGTCCAGCGTGCTGCCGCTCGCATAGGCGAGCAGCACGCCGCGTGCCTTGTCGTTGACGAGCTGGCGCAGCAGCATTTCGCGGTACGCGCTTTCCTGCATCAACCGGGCCAGCGGTTCGGATTCGAGCGCGAGGGTTGCGGCGATTTCGGCCTGTTGGTCGGCCGGGTAAAGCGCCAGCAGACTGGCGCGACGCTGCGCGTACAGCGTCTCAAAGTCGATCGCATCGACGATGCTCGGCGCCGGCAGCTGGGACAGGTCAATCGGGGTGGTTCTCATGCCTTGGTTCCATTCGAGATCGGCACGCGCAGCGTGGTCAGCTCGTCGCGCTCGTCGGTCCATCCTTCGATGTCGATGTACTGGCGCCCGTCGAGCAGATCCGCGCCCGCGGCGACGAGCTGGACGCGCGTAACGGTCAGGCGCGGTTCCCAGCGCATCAGCGCGGTGACGGTCGCGGCGTAGAGGCGGATGCGCGTGGCCCCGTTGTTCGGTGCGTCGACCAGCTCGGGCAGCTCCGAGCCGAAGGTGCGGCGCTGGATGCAGGTGCCAAGCGGTGTCGAGAGGATGCGTGCGATCGACTGCGCCAGGTGATCGGTGCCGCCGATCGCGCGGCCGGTCGCGGCGTTCATGCCCTTCATGCGGCACCTGAGATCGGCTGGCTGGTGATGGCGTTTTCGCCGCGTGCCTGGTGCGTGTGCGATTGCAGACTGACCTGGCCCGCGGTGACGTCGCCAGTAAAGGCGGCCGAGCCGTCGATTCGCATCACGGATCCCTTGCCGCCATCCGTGCCGCCCTTGCCGGTCATGCCTGATTCGAATGCAAATGGACCCTTGACCGTGAGCGAGCCGGTGCAGGTCGTGTTCGTGGCATCGATGGTCGCCGTGTCTGCCTTGATCGTGGCGTCCTTCGTTTCGACCGTGACGGACACGGGCGCGACGATGCGCACCGTCGCGCCCGCCGGCAGCTCGGCCACGAGCGAGTGGCCGCCATGGTCATACGTCACGCGCGCGCCGTCCGGATAGACGCGCGTATGCGTGTCCGGCGAGGTGTCGGGCGCCGGCGCCGCGTCCGAATAAAAGCCGCGCAAGGCGACGGCCTGCGCAGGATCCCCCATCGGGCAGAGCAACACGACCTGCTCACCCTTCGTCGGTGGAAGCCAATCGCGCGTGGTGCCAGCCGAGCCCGCGATCCAGGGAATCCAGTTCGTTTGCAGGCCGTCGTCGTCGGTTTCGCCGACTGCGACGCGGCACAAGGCGTTCGCGTGGTCGATATCGAGTATCGATCCCTTCCTAACGGCGTTGCGCGCTTTGCGGTGAGTTTCGTTTGCATCCATGCCGACAATGTTGCCGGCGCCTCGCGCGTGGTGCGAGCGATGCCGTTTGTGTTGGCGGTCAGTACGGTGTGTTAGGCACGCGCTGTTGCGACATGGCCCCGACAATCTCTACTGCCGTTACCAAACCTAGCGCACGGGCAGTTCGCGTGCGCTTTTCCACTCCTAGACGATGACGACTCACCAAGCATATCCACCCCCGCTAAGCCGGCCGGCGCCGGCCATCAACCAGTTGCACCAGGTCGACGCACTAGAGCTGGCCCGGTCCCTTCCCGATCACTCCATCGACATGGTGTTTACGGATCCGCCCTACGCGTCGGGCGGCCTGCACCTTTCCGCGAAAACGCGATCGGTGCAGGCGAAATACATTCAATCCGGGATCGCGGTGGACTACGAGAATTTCGAGGGCGACAACATGGACCAGCGCGCGTGGGCGTTCTGGTGCCATGCCTGGCTGTCGGAATGCCGGCGAGCGATGAAGCCGGGCGGGCTGCTGGCATGCTTCATCGACTGGCGCCAGCTCGCGACGCTTACCGACGTAGTGCAGGCGGCGGGATTGATCTTCCGGGGCATCGCCGTGTGGGATAAGACGCCTGGCCGGTTTAGGCCGCGACGGGGCGGGTTCGCGCAACAGGCCGAATTCCTCGTATGGGCGAGCCGCGGTGACATGCGGCAGAGCGAGGTGTACCTGCCCGGCGTGTTTTCGGTCCGGCTTCCTTTGCCCAAACAGCATGTGACCGAAAAGCCGCTCGATCTGGCGCGCGAGGTGGTGCGGCTGGTGCCGGCCGATGGCGTTGTGTTCGATCCGTTCGCCGGTTCCGGTACGCACCTGGTCGCGGCTCGCGATGCCGGCCTGTCCTGGATCGGCGCGGAAACGAACCGGCGTTATCACGAGGTAGCCACGGCGCGCCTGGCCGGCGGATGGGCTTCAGTGGGTCAGGTAGCGTAGGAGGTGGTTGAGCACTTCGGCTCGGTCCTCAGGCGGCCAGCCGAGCAGCACACGCGCCGGATACTGCACGACCGGGCCGCCGGGCACGACCGGTGCGCGCCGGCCTTCCTGGTGGATCAAGGCGATGCGCGACAAGCGATCGTCGAACCCGATCGATACCCCAGCCGCATCCACTGTCACCTTGAGGTATCGAGCGGTGCGCAGCTTTCGGAACATGGCGAGCCGCCGCACGCGACCGGCCTTGTCTCGCGCTCGCAGCTTCTTTCCCTTGCGGGGTTCGTAGGCGCTGCCGTCCGGGTTGTGCTGGGCGGCGATGCGTGCTTGCTGCGTGCGGCGTAAGTCCTGGCCTAGATCGCGTAGCAGCTTGCGCCGTGGTGCCGGCTCCAGCTTCCCGATCAGCGCATTGATCCAGGCGTCGATGACGGTTGTTTCGTCACTCACGGTTGCCACGGCTCGGCCGCCTCGTCGAAATATTCGACAAGGCGCCGGCCGTCGTCGTCGACCTTCACCACCACGCTTTCGGACAGCTTGAGCTTAAGCACGATATCGGTCGCCTCGTTCGATTGGATGTCAGCCTCAAAGGCAATACCGCCGCGTCGCAAATCCGGGTTTTCGACCAGCGCAGGCTCGTTCAATTTCGCCCACTCGATCACCGCCGCCATCACCACGATGGCGTGGCCGGTGAATCTCGTTATGATCAGCTCGCACTCGTATTCGCAGTCGAACGAAGTGGTGCGCGTGCCGGTGGCGCAGACCGTGCCATCGTTGACGAACACCAGCAGTCGATCGGGCGCGCGCGCCAGCTCGGGCACGGCGGCGACAATCGCCGCACGCAGGCTGTTGACCTTATTCATCGCGCCCCGCCTTCGCCTGGCATGCGGCCACCATGTCGACCTCGGCCGCACACCGCGCCCACGCTGCCCGCGCGGCCTGTAGAGCGTTGCTCAGCTCGCCGTTACTGCGCGGCTGCATCGCCGGCATCGTGCAGCGCGTCACCGTCGCGCACTCGCGAAGCGTAATCGTCGGCGCCGGTGAGGGCGGGGCTTGCGTGCAGGCGCACAACATCGCCAGGGAGAGGGCTATCAGCCCAGGCGCGAATCGATTCGTTGCCATCGATGAGGTTCCGCAGTTGCTGTTGGGAGGTGGTGAGCGCCGAATCGACAGCTGCGCGCGCGTGCGCCAGCTTCGCGAGCTGGGCGTCCTTGTCGCGTGCGTCGGCTTGCATGCGCGCAATGGTCGCGTCACGGGTGCCGAGATCCTGGCGCGCCGTGGCTACCTGCGCGGCCGCGGTAGCGAGGCGGGCCTGCAGCTCGCGCACGTACTCGAATCCGGCGCTGGCGGCGGCCAGCGCGGCCAGGACAAACCACGCGCGCAGTGTCATGCCGCCGCCTTGTCGTTGCCCGCGTACTTGGCGTAGGCGCGCTCCAGGCGCACGTCGTACAGATTCCGGGCGTAATCCGGGCCGTTGTAGGCCGCGGCGAACGTGGCCCACTTCCGCGCCTTCAGCGCTGCCAACAGCGCCTTGTCGGCCAGGATGAAGCGCACGAATGCGTCGAGCTGCGCCGCCTCGCTGGTTTCCATCTGCGACACGAAGTCGTCGACACTCGAGTAGCCGAGGCGCTTCCAGTGAAAGCCCATGACTTGGAACGCGCCCCAGCTCGCGGACGCATAGGCCGACGCAGCGTCGATGCGTGCCGCGGTATCGAGCCGGACGTATTCGGCGGCGCCGCCCTGGTAACCGCCGGCGGATTCGGACACCACGGCCGGGAATTGCTTTGCAGCGTCGACCGCGGCCGCTTGACCGACATTCGCCGTGAGCTGGCGGTACATGATGTGCCGCTCGAACAGGATCTTCGGCCGGCCATCGTCGAGGAAGCCGACCCCCTTCGCCTCCACCTCGTTGACGGCTCGCACGCAGGCGATCGACACCCCGAGCTTTCCGGCGGCGGCGATCAGGTCAGCATCGGCCATGTGTTTCGGGTTGCGCTGCCCGCTTGCGAGCGTCGCGTAGGTCTTCGGGCCGGCGATGCCGTCGACGACCAGGCCGGCGGCGGCCTGCACCGCTTTGACTGCGCGCTCGGTCGCCTCGTCGTAAATGTGCGTCGTCGGGACGGTATAGCCGGCGCGCGCGAGGCGCGACTGCAGCAGACCGACTTCGGCGCCACAGTCGTTGAAGTGCAGGACGTTCATGCTTGCTTGCTCCGCAGTAGGTGCGCGACATCGCCGCGCGCGAGATAAACGAGGACGGCGAGCAGCACCGCGAGCGCCGCCTGGAAGAAACCAGCCGTGCGGGCGTGCAGCAGCAGCTCGATACCGGCGCCGCCGGAAACCGCGACGATGGCCCATGCGGCCCACGCGATGTGGAACCGGTGGCGGGTGCCGTCCTTGCGATGCGTGAGCACGCGAAGGATGACGGCGAGGTGCGCCGCGAGCGCGAGCAGCGCGTAGGACATGTGCATGTCACTCCCCTTTGCGCAGGAACGCGAAGAAATCGACGCCCTTCACGCGCTCGATGAGCGTCAGGGTGACGGCGATCACCAGCGCGGCCGAGAGGAAAGCAGCGACGCCAGTAGAGTGGATCGGCACCACGTTCATGATTTCCGGTGCCGTCAGGTAGCCCATAACGAGCGAGATCAGCATGTAAGCGGCCCGGCGCCCGATGCCGAGGTCTTTCGAGGTGACGACGACGAGCGCGGCGCCAGCGAAGGCGCCGATCAGGGCATCGCCGTCGATGCCCGGCGCGACGCCCGCGATGCCGAGGGCGGCGAACAACGCGGCAGCGGTGGTGGTGTTGGGTTCAGCCATGTTGGGTTCCAGGTCAGTCAAACAGTTGCAGGAGGGGTTTCGTCTGTTCGATCGTGTTCAGCTCCGGCATGTCGATGACGGTTCCAAGCGGCAGGATGGCGCCCAGCTCGGCCAGGCCGGGGTTGGCATCGAGGACGGCTTCCACCGTGCCGGCTGTGCTGCCGTAGTGCCGCCAGCACAGCGCGTCGAGCGTGTCGCCTTGCAGCGCGGTCAGCTTCATCAGATCAGCTCGATGGTGGAGCGCGGCCGGCGGAGGATGTCCGACACCGCCCACCGCGCGTTGCGCCGCGACTCGTTGACCGTGTGGCATAGCTCGTCGTCGTCGCGCGCGCCGGATTTCGTCGTGTCGTAGCCGCGGTACTTCTCGGTCACGTCGGCGTGCGCCAGGTGATAGACGGCGCGCAGGTAGCGATAGACCAGGCGCGATGTGCCGTCGATCAGGTCGGCGGGTACATCCTGCAACGTGCGGGCGCCGGCCTCGCGCTGGGTTGCACGCCAGGCGCTCAGCTCGTCGTTGACCGACAGCATCGCCTCGCGCGTGGCGTGTGCCAGGCGCTCGCGGGTGACCGTGCCGTCGAGTCGCATGTCGTTGCGCAGCGGGGCCAGGTCAATATCGGGGAAAAAGCCATCGTTGGTGAGCGTGCCGTCGATCGGTGTCGAGGCAGGCCGAGGTTCGGCGACGGCAACAAAGCTACTCATGGTCGGGTCCGTGGTTGGTGGCGGTGGACCGGCGCACCGTGTCCATTGCCCAGGGCGGGATACGGGCGCCGGTGCCGCCATGCCGGGGTGGGCTCTTTACGTGCCGCTGTTGTCGCCGCTTTCGCGGCTCGCGGCGTCGAGCTGCTGTTGCAGCCGATCGATGTCTCGTTTCACGCCGACGCGTTCATTCAGCTTCAGCGCTGCGCGCAGGTGGCCGAGTGCGGCGGCCGGGTCGGATTCCTGGAGCGCGTAGCCGAGTGCCTTGTAGAGCTTGGCGCGCACCTGGTCGGGCATATCCGAATCGGTGGTTAGCGCTTCAATCTCGACCAGGCATCGTGCGTCGAACGATTCTTCTTCGATGAAGGCCGACAGCGCTGCTTCCGCGAATTGCTCGGCGATCACGGTTCCAAGAGTTCGGTCGAAATGATCGGGCAGCTTCAGATCGTGCGAGAGGGCATACCGCGCGATCGTGAGCGCGTCGTCGTAGTCGCCGACATCGATGCGCCAGATCATGGTCCACACGAGCACATCGTCCTGCGCACCGCGGCCGGCTTCCAACACGCCCGCCACGTAGTCGACGTACTCGGGCAGCATCTTCCGCTTCAACTCCACCTTTCGGGTGTTCGACTGCACGGCCTTCAATGCATGGCGGTCGCGTGCGAGCTTCATCAACATCAGCTCGTAGGGCGTGGCGCCGGCCATCGTCTGGCCGGGCTCGGCGGCCGCCGCGGCGCGAGCGGCAACCGTGCGCGCGAAATGCGCGCGGGCGGGCGTGTTGACTGTCATGCGGTGGCCGCCGGTGCGATTTGGATGTTCTCGGCCATGCAACCGCAGCCGTAGTCCTCCACCACATACGCGTCGTTGGACGACTCGAAATTTTCGAGGCGATCACGCTTCGCGTTGTCGACGATGGAGCGACGACGCGCGCCTTCCTGGAAGTAGATCGAGAGGTTCTCGAACTTCGTCACCAGCAGAGCGTTTTTCGGGAAGTACGGCACGCGCACCGCGGGCAGGTTGCCGATTCGCTTCTGGCTCACGATCAGGTCGGCGGCCAGGCGCTCGGTGGGGGCCTGCGTAGCGTTGACGATCGGGAAATACTTGTCGTGCAGCAGTTCGCGGCCACAGATCACCAACAGGCCCGTGTCCTCCTGGAACCACGGATCGATCATGCTGGACACGATGTCCATCACCAGCGCGTCGATGTTCTCGTAGTCGCCACCCTTTCCGATCACCACCTTGCCCTCCTGCTTGCCTTCATGCAGAACGCGTTGCGGTGCGTTGTCACGGTACTTCTGGAGCCAGCCGATATTGACGTCTTGCAGCATCGGGAACTTCGACTTGTCGGTGTCGGCCGCGACCAGCTCGCCGTTGAATCCGATCATCATGCGATCGAGTGCCTGCTGACGCACAATCGTGTCGCGCACGAGTTCCTGGAAATTCGGGAACTTCGCCCATTGATCGATGCGCCCGTACGAGATCGCCGTGTCCGAGTTGGTTTTCTCACAGCGGTACTTGTTCGAGTCGAGGCCGGTGGGGTCGACGGGCTCGCGTTCCTTCGTCTTGGTATCGGTGCGGCTTGCGATCGGGCCGGACGAGCCGAGGCCGAGCACTTCGTCTTCTTGCTCCGTGACGGGCACGATGTTGATGCGCTTCAGGAAGTCGCTCGACTCCTGAATTTTGGTTTCCAGTCGCTGCTGAATGGACGGTGCAACGTTGAATCGCTTCGACACGTCGGCCGTGTTGTGGAGTTTCGCGACTTGTTCGAGGTAGCCGTCGAGCGCGTCGCGCGCTTCTGCTCGCATATGGATTTCTCCTGGTTGGCGATGAGGGTTAAACGTCGGTGAGGATGGCGCCGGAGCCGCCCGTCGACGGTTGACGACGCGGGGCGCCGTTGTCGGTGTTCGACAGCTGCTCCTTCAGTGCTTCGATCGCGGCGAAGGCGTCGTCCGCGCGCTTCCTCGCTGCAGTCACGTCCTGGCGCGCTGCGTCGAGATCGACGCGCAGCTGGGTGACTACCGGGCCTTGTTGACTTGCGAAGCGGCTGGAGAAGGCGGCCACTTCTTCGATGGCCTGGCGCATGTCGGCGTTGCGGGTTTCGTCGGTTGCGCGGTTGCGGGCGAACAAGCCCTTCACGAACGACAGCACGCTGGGCTCGTCGGACTCGCCTTCGAACTCGATCGCCGTTTCATGTGCGGCCGAATGAACATTGCTCGAACGCCGCGCCGCGAATTGCAGGGCTTCGGTTCCCAGGCTCGCTGGGTCATCCGTGGCGGCCAGACCGACCAGATATGCCTCGCCGGTATCCGCGAATGACGGGTTGATTTCGATGGAGGTGTAGATTTTCTGGCGCTTCTTGTTCATCTCGACCAGCTCGGGCACGGGATCGATTTCCGCGTACAGCCCCATCTTGCCTTTCAGCGGCCCGTCTTCGATCACGCTCGCCGAGAGCGCAATCACGTCGCCATAGGCGCCGAACGGGTTCGTGGCCGACATCGGCGCCCAGCCCTTGACGTGCTCGACGTTCATGCGTGCGCCGTACAGCTCTGGGTCGTAGTTCGCTGCTGCCTGCGTGAGCCAGTCGCGCTGAATTTCGCGGCCGTCGACGGTCGCACCTTCCACCGCTACGCGGAAGGGTTTCGATTTCTTTGCCATGTAGTAGCCGGAATCGGTAGTTGGTTGAACGTGCATCCATCTTCGTGCCTCACTTGGCAAGGCTCAATCAATCGCGGATGTCGTGCGCGTCGGTACGGACTGCTCTGCGTGCTCGCGCGTACGCGGGGCCATACGCTTGCCGCATGCTCGAAATTACGGCCCCGAATAATCGCGAACAGGACGTTCGCACCATTGCGCGCTCGCTCTATTGGCAAGGCTGGCGCGTGTCGTCTATTGCGAAACACCTGGAGCTGAAGGCGAGCACAGTGGCATCCTGGTGTCGTCGCGATAAGTGGAAGGACGCAACACCAGTCGAGCGGATCGAGGCGGCCGCGGAAACGCGGATGATGGTGTTGATCGCGAAGGACAAGAAAGACGCCGCCGACTACAAAGAGATCGATCTACTGGGACGCCAGGTCGAGCGCTTCGCCCGCGTTCGGAAGTATGGGGAAACAGGGAGGGAGAGCGACCTAAACCCGAACATCGACGCTCGCAATGCGGGGCCGAAGCGCAAGCCGTCCCGCAATGAAATCAGCGAGGAACAGCACGAAAAGATCCTGACGGCATTCCGCGACTCGTTGTTCGATTACCAGAAGGTTTGGTATCGAAACGGCGATCAGCGCACGCGGAACATCCTGAAGTCTCGTCAGATCGGCGCGACCTGGTATTTCGCGCGTGAGGCGTTTCTCGATGCGCTCGACACCGGCCGCAACCAGATTTTTTTGTCGGCCAGCAAAGCACAGGCGCACGTCTTCAAGCAGTACATCGTCCAGTTTGCTCGCGACGCCGCCGGCGTCGAGCTCGCCGGCGATCCGATCGTGCTTCCTAACGGCGCCACCCTGTATTTCCTTGGGACGAACGCGCGCACCGCTCAGTCGTATCACGGAAATTTCTACTTCGATGAATATTTCTGGGTTCCGAAGTTTCGCGAGTTGAACAAGGTTGCGTCGGGAATGGCGATGCACAAGCGGTGGCGAAAGACGTACTTCAGCACGCCATCAAGCCTCACACATGAAGCCTTTGCGTTTTGGAGTGGGGCGCACGCGAACAGGGGCCGCACAGCTGGTGATCGTATCGAGATCGACACGAGCCACGAGGCGCTTGTGCGCGGGATGCTGGGCAAGGATGCGCAGTGGCGTCAGATCGTGACGATTCTCGATGCGATGGCCGGCGGCTGTGACCTGTTCGATATCGACGAACTGCGCAGGGAGTACAGCGCCGACGAGTTCGCCAATCTGCTGATGTGCGGGTTTATCGATGATTCGTTGTCGGTGTTCAAGCTGTCCGAGCTGCAGGGGTGCATGGTCGACGCGTGGGAGGAGTGGTCCGCTGATTTCTCGCCGCTGCTCCTGCGCCCTTTCGGCCATCGCGAGGTATGGGTTGGTTATGACCCCGCGCGAACCGGCGACTCTGCCGGCCTTGTGGTGCTTGCACCACCGCGCGTAGAGGGCGGGGCTTTTCGTGTGCTTGAGCGTCTCCAATTCCGCGGAAACGACTTCGAGAAGCAGGCCGAAGCGATCAAGCAAATCACCCAGCGCTACAACGTCACTTACATCGGGATCGATACAACGGGCATGGGGCAGGGCGTGTATGAGCTGGTCTGCAAGTTTTTCCCGGCGGCTGTTGGGCTGAAGTATTCGCCTGAGGTCAAAACACGGTTGGTTTTGAAAGCGCAGTCGGTTATCCGCAACGGTCGCCTTCAGTTCGACGCAAGCATGACCGACCTGGCAGCGGCTTTCATGGCGATCAAAAAATCGATGACGCCGAGCGGGCGGCAGGCTACCTATGCCACGGACCGCACCGAATTGGCCGGGCACGGCGATTTGGCGTGGGCGTGTATGCATGCGCTCGATCGTGAGCCGTTGGCCGGCGACATCATCCATTCTGCATCTTTCACGGAGTTCTACACATGAGCAAACGTCGGCGCTCGCGCGCGGCGCGCACGTTCTCGGCCGATCCGGATTCGAGCGTGCCTATTCCCGCATCGGCACGCACGGAGATTTTCACGTTCGGCGATCCCACGCCAGTTCTGGATCGAGCCGACATTCTGGGCTACGCCGAGGCTTGGTCGAATGGCGAATGGTTCGAGCCGCCGGTCAGTTTCGTGGGCCTTGCGAAGTCTTTCCGCGCGAGCACGCACCACAGCTCGGCGCTGTACTTCAAGGCGAATGTGCTGACGTCGACGTTCCGGCCGCATAAGTGGTTGTCCCGCCCAGCGTTCGGGCGCTGGGCGCTCGACTACCTCACCTTCGGCAACGGGTATTTGAATCGCCTCAAAAACCGGCTGGGCGGGACGCTCGGCCTTGAACCGGGCATGGCGAAATACACTCGTCTCAAAGCAGATCGCAGCCGCTTCGTTCATGTGGGCAGCTATCAAGATCGGTTCGAATACGAGCCGGGTAACGTGTTCCAGCTCATGCGTGCGGACATCAACCAGGAGTTGTACGGTCTGCCTGAGTACCTTAGCTCGCTGAATTCGGCATGGCTTAACGAGTCGTCAACGCTGTTTCGTCGTAAGTATTACGAGAACGGGAGCCATGCCGGTTTCATCCTCTATATGACCGATGCTGGTCAGTCGCAAGAGGACGTCGACAACATGCGGAAAGCGTTGAACAGTTCGAAAGGCCCGGGCAATTTTCGCAACGTTTTCATGTACGCGCCCCAGGGGAAGAAGGACGGTATCCAGCTGATTCCCGTCTCCGAAGTCGCCGCGAAGGACGAGTTCTTCAACATCAAAAACGTGACGCGCGACGACCTGCTGGCCGCGCACCGAACGCCGCCGCAGCTGCTCGGCATCGTGCCTAGCAATGCAGGCGGTTTTGGCACGCCTGATACAGCTGCGCGCGTGTTCGGCTTCAACGAGATCGCACCGCTTCAGGTTCAATTCGCCGAGCTGAACAACTGGCTCGGTGAGGAGGTGGTGACGTTCGACAGGTACGAGATCCCGCCGGCGCCGGCCGCCAAATAG